ATGACACTTGGACTTCTTGTGTTGCTTGCGGTAAAAGAGTTACAGGCGATTCTATTCATACTTGCTCACCCCAGTTAAAGCAACTAACAGATGAGGAAATAATTGATATTGCATTAAAAGAAGTTGATGGCTGGGTAACAAAAGAGCATTTAAAGAATTTTGCTAGAGCAATACTAAAAAAGGCAAGTGAGAAATGAACGACTTTTCAACACCATATCTTGCATTGCACAAATTAATGAAAAGCTTCCATGAAGCTACGTCACGGGGTAAATATGACCTTGCTTATCAAATTTCATTAGATATTACTGATGTTGCCCACGACCTTGAATTAATAGCTAAACAATTGTCAGAAACTTATGGCGTTTAATATTGACGTACCACAATTTGTTATTGATATTAGCGAACAATTTGTTGAAAACAACAATTTAGGTCATCGCCCAGACGGTTCAAATGGCACCAAAGAACAACAATTAGTAGGTGTAATTGGGCAAAATATGATGGCTTTAGCTTTAGGTAAACCATTTATGCAACCATCTGAAGGGCATGATGGCGGCATAGACTTTACTCTTTTTGGCAAAACCATTGATATAAAAACAATGGGCAGAACCGTGCCACCAAAATTAGAATATGTAAACAATCTTATTGCATCACAAACTAAATTTGATGTTGATGCTTATGTATTTGCTAGTCTTAACACCAGTAACAGTAAACTAACCATATGTGGCTGGTTACCTAAAGCAACCTTTACATTTTATGCAAAATTTTATGAAAAAGGCACAATCCGTGAAAGAACTAATAGCACTTCTTTTGAATTAAAAGCTGATACTTATGAAATTCAAAATGAAGATTTAATACACAATATTTACAGTTGGCCCGATTTATTTCTTAATATTTATAATTATGACAAAAGCAGAAAGTGACCATTATGCTAAATTGGCAAGATTGGGGTGCATATTGTGCCAACAAAATGGAATTACTGACACCGACACGCCCGTGGAAATTCATCATATCCGCAGACATGGCCAGCCTAGAAAAACCGCTAAAACTATACCCTTGTGTATGTGGCACCACCGTCTTGCAAATACCAGCGTTCATTCCCTTGGACATCGTGGATTCCAAAAATACTGGGGTTGGAGTGAAGAAGATTTATACGAAAAAACAGAAGAATTGTTAAATGACAATTATTAAACTTCCATACCCACCCAGCATGAACACGTACTGGCGCAATTTTCGTGGCCATACTGTATTGAGCAAAGCTGGGCGTGAATTTAAAACCGCAGTTGCAGAATGTGTTGTTGCCCAAGAAATACCCAAATTTGGCAATAAACGGCTTGAAGTGACATTATTTTTATATCCACGTTCAAAGGTAGTTACCGACCTAGATAATCGTTTAAAAGCGGTTTTAGACGGTTTAGAAGATGCCGGCGTTTATGACAATGATGGACAAATTGACGTGCTAATGATTCAACGTGGAGAAATACGTAAAGGCGGCGGCGTTGATGTATTAATAGAAGTGATTTAAAATTAGTCATGGCTTACGATGAATACGATTACTCCAATGAATCAAATGCGGGAAACCCATCCCTAAAAGAATCGCTATACAACATTTTGAATGGCCTTCAGAATGAAAAGAATTTGCGTGAAACTGGCGAAGGTTTAACTAGATTACGCAATGCGTTTCCAGGCGTAGCGGAATCCGTTGGCCGTGGTGCATTAGCTTCCGTACCAGGCGTAATAGGTGATACAAGTGATTTTGCTAGAACATATGCCCCAAATGTAATGAATGACGTATTTGGACCTAGAGCATTTAATACCACTAGGGAAATACTTAATAACATTCCAAGAATTACGCCAAGCCATGAAGGCGCTGAAACATTAGAAGATGTGGGCGCGGCAATTAGCCCTGGTATTGGTGGCGTACTAAAAGACACGGCTTTATTAACCAAGGGTTTACCCGTAGGTTTATCTATTAAAGACGTATCAAAAGAAGCTAAAACTATTAATAAAATTGATGAATTAGGATTTCATTCGTCATTAGAAAATGCCGTTAATAACATTGGTCAACCTAAAGGCACCGGTGAGCAATTCCTAAAACAATTGGAAAAGACCCCAGGCATAAAAACAGAAGAATTAGAAGTAACGGGACTAAAGAATTATTTACAAGAACATCCAAGCGTTACAAAACAAGAAGTTATTGACCACATTAATCAAAACAAAGTAAAGCTTGAAAACAAGGTATTGAGTGAACCTACTGGTGAAACTGCCGAAGATTATCAATTACAAGGCGGCGATGTATATCACGACCAAGATTATATTGATTCAACCGCAGAAGATTTACGTTATGAATTAGAAAATGATGCTGATATTTACCATCAAGAAAAAGAAGCATTAGTTGAAAGATTTCCGGAATTATATGAAGGCCATGAAAATGAACCTGACGTAGCCGCACGGTTAAATCAACACGTTGAAGAAAACATTAAAGAATTAGCCGATACCCAAGCCAGGGAAATGTATTACGAAAACCCTATTCGCCATTATTACGATGAACATGGATATGACGTATATGGCAATGATGAAATGGGTTATTCAGTTAAAGACCCACAAGGCCGTTTTTTAGATATTGGCGGTAGAAATGGTATTTATGATATTAATGATGCCGAATCATCATTACGTCAACATCATTTAGATGAAGGCAATATCAATTATGAAGGCGATGGTGCTAAATACGAAGATTACACATTGCCTGGTAAATACACTAATTATCGTGAAGTTCTAACTACTCATCAACCAACCCCAGCCATTGTTAAACAACTTTCTAATGGTGCTTGGACCGCACAAGATGCGCCTAATTCACCATCTAATATAGGTTTTACACGGGAAGATGCCATTCGTGCATGGAGAAATGAACAAAAAGATTTTGAATCAAGTCATTATGATGAACCCAACATTCTTGCTCATACAAGATTAAATGACCGTACTATCAATGGCAAAAAAACTTTGTTTGTAGAAGAAATTCAATCAGATTGGCACCAGGCTGGGCGCAAACATGGTTACAAAGAAGGTGATAATTCTGCCGAAATTGCAAGCATAAAAAAACAAATCAACGATGAATCAAAAGAATTTCAAGATTTAACATTGCAAATTTTTAATGCTAAAACAGATGCAGAAAAAGCACCTTTATTGGCACGTCAAAAAGAAATTGGTAAAAATTATCAAGAATTAAAACAAACACTTGATAAAGAAGAAGCTAAAAACATACATGGTGTACCTAATGCCCCATTTAAGAAAAACTGGCATGAATTGATGATGAAGCAGATTCTTAATGAAGCAGTTAAGGGTGACTATGATGCCATAGCATTTACTACTGGACGTCAACAAGTAGAACGTTATGAAAACCAATTACGTCAAGCCGTAGATAAAATTGAATTTAGTAAAGGTTACCCACCAGGCACTATTACTATTCAAGGCGTTAAAAATGGCCGTAATTCGTTTGAAGGCACCGTTGAAAATGGAAAATTTATTGATGGGCCAGGAAAAGGCAAAACAATAGAAGAAGTGCTTGGTAAAGGTTTAGCAAAACAAATAGAAGATCATCCTGGCGGTGAACTTGGCGTAATCCAAGGCAAAGACCTTACCATTGGCGGCGAAGGCATGAAAGGTTTTTACGACAAAATATTGCCGGATTTTGTTAATAAATATGGCAAAAAGTACGGTATGGGCACAAAAAAAGCCAATTTGGGTTTAAATGAATGGCGGCAAGATTTAAGTGATGAAGAATTAGCTAAAGGTTTAGAGCAATTTGGGCTTGACACTAAAAAGTTTTATCAAATGGGTATTAATGAACGTAGCAATTTGTATGAAAAAATATCAAAAGAAATATATCCAGTTGAAGCAAAAGACCAGGTGCATTTTGTAGAATTGACTGATGCGGCCAAAAAAGACATTAAATCTAAAGGCCAGCCATTATTTAGCAGTATAGGTTTAGCGGCCCCAGCCCTAATGCCGGAAGATCAAGATAAAACCAAAAAATAATTGACAAAATAGTAAAATAGACGAAAATATAGAAACTAGGCTTTTCTAGTTCTTTTTGCAAAAAGGAAACATTATGGGTTATGGATTAAAAGGCGAAAGCGGCGAACGTTTTCCAAAAGGTGTTAAATCAAGCGATCGTACAGGCGAAAAAAAGGGTTCTGAAAAGGGTGTAAATTCCACCAAATTCATGCCTGGCGCAACTGGCGAAAAGATTCCTAAAGGTGCAACATCAAGCGATACAACTGGCGAACGTCATGGTAAATTGGTTCGTGGTGTAGCTATGGGTATGAAAGATGGTATGGGCGGCCGTGAAATGCACATGGGCAAACACGATGGTCGTTTAGGCGAATTTAACCACGGTAATACTGGTGAATCCGTTTGCTATGACCATAAACGTTCAGGTCACGACCAAGACGATATGTAATTATGGCTCAATTTACTGCCAATCTAAACCCCCCAGCTAATCAAAGTAGTTTGGGGGATTTATTAAAAACCAGCGCATATTTAAAAGATGCAAAACGGGCAAATCAAGTCCAAAAGACCAAATCAACCCCGTGGAGTGATAAGCCAATGCAAAGCGGCCAAGACATTTCATTTACCGCTGGTTCAGGTAGTCAAGCACCAACAGATTCAAATTATTACGCAGATTAAAGCGAAAAGCCCTAGCACGTGAAGGTAAACTAGGGCCTTTCTAACCAACCAACTATTAAGGAGTTGATATGGCTGATGTAGATTTTATATTAAAACCAATGGGTGACAAAATCGTTGTTCGCCCGGATAAACGCACTTTAAGTTCTGTAATCATTGTTGATAACAAAGAAGCAGACAATATGGGAACCGTAGTAGCCGTAGGACCAGGTAAAAAGGTCAATGGCCGCAGAGAAGCCATGCCAATAGAAGTAGGTCAATACGTCAGATTTGGCACTATGAGCAAAAATTCCCAAGACGAATACCTAAAATTTCAAGAATACTTTACTAACGATGAACGTTATTTGATAATGTCATGGCAAGATGTATGTTTTGTAACGGAGCCAATATGACAGATCAATCAACAATGGCATTAGTATTTATCGCTTTTGCTGGTGCAATTACAGGATGGGCTTGTTATTTATATAATAAACGCCAAAAAGAAATTGCATTGTGGATAACAAATCGTGAAAAATTATTTCAAGAAAACATAAAAAAACGCCCAACTTTAAAAAAAGCAACCACCCAAAAGGAAAAAACCATGCCATTAATTAAATCAGTAAAACCAGCCGCATTTAAGAAAAACGTGGCCACAGAGGTCAAGGCCGGTAAACCAGTAAAACAAGCAGTAGCAATCGCATATAGCGAGAAACGTGAAGCACAAAAGAAAGGTAAGAAAAAATGAACTTAAACGACTTAAAACTATCCTTTGACCATTCTGTACAAGAGATGGAAATCATTCTTCAAGGATTACGTAAACTACCAATTGAATTAGCTTTAGAAATCCATAACAAACTGCATTTTGGCGCTAAAGCAATGGTGGATAGCCATCTTGCACAAAGCATTGAAAAAGTAGCAGATACTCCAGTAGAAACACCAACAGAAACACCACAAGCGTAACTAAAGAAAGCTTTACAAATCATGGATATGGAAATCGAAACGAATAATTCAAGAGGGGGTCAAATTGGCAATCAAAACGCCAAGAAAGGCAAACTCTTTTATGAACGTATTCGCATGGATTTGCTTCAAGACCCAAGGAAGTTAGCTAACATAGTTGGTAAGCTTATTTCACTTGCTGAAGCTGGTGAAGCCTGGGCAGTAAAGGAAGTAATGGACCGTGTTGATGGAAAAGCTATTGCAACGCAAGAAGTCACCGGTCCAAATGGTGCAGAACTAAAAACTGGCGTTCAGATAACTTTTGTGGACCCTGATGGAAACGTCACAACAGATTAAAGATGCTATCGCCAGGGAACGGTTTCCGGCTAAATTAAAGTGTTTATTTGAACCAAAGCAAATTCGATACAGAATTTTGTATGGTGGACGTGGTGGGTCAAAATCATGGGGAATATCTCGCGCCCTATTGATTAAGGGTATTAAATCCCCTATTCGGGTTCTATGCGCCCGTGAATTCCAAACTAGCATTAAGGATTCTGTTCACAAGCTATTAAGTGACCAAATCTACGCTATGGGATTAGAAGCCCATTATGAGATTACTCAAAACACTATTCGCGGCATTAATGGCACGGAATTTATCTTTGCCGGCATTAAAAACAATATCAATGGCCTAAAGTCTATCGAAGGTATTGATATATGCTGGGTCGAAGAAGCAAATAACGTTACGGCCCATTCCTGGGACATTCTTATTCCTACAATCCGTAAAGAAAATAGTGAAATATGGATAAGCTTTAACCCTGAATTACCAACAGATGAGACTTATAAGCGTTTTGTATTAAATCCACCTGAAAATGCCATAGTTACCAAGCTAAATTGGAATGACAACCCATACTTTCCTGAAGTATTGGATATGGAACGCAGACAGCTTCAAGCACGTGACATAGAAGCATATAACAACGTTTGGGAAGGTATTCCACGTCAAACGATTAATGGTGCCATCTTTGCTAAAGAAGTTACTATGGCTGAATTACAAGGCCGTATATGCAATGTCCCATACGATGCTATGAAGGGCGTTCATATTGTGTTTGACCTTGGGTTCAATGACCACACGGCAATTTGGTATGTGCAACTGTTCCCAACTGAAACCAGGCTGATACGTTACGAAGAAGATAATCAGCAAACCATTAGTTATTGGTTGGCCAAGATTCAATCCTACGGCTATATGATTGACACTATATGGTTGCCGCACGATGCTAAAGCCCATTCTTATCAAACTGGAATGACAATTGAACAAATCGTTCGCCAAACAGGACATAAGACAAAAGTATTAGATAGGGTGCCAGTTGTAGATTCAATTAACGCGGCAAGAACAATCTTCCCTAAATGCTATTTTGATAGGCAAAATACGGAAGAAGGCTTACAATGTTTAAGACATTACCGGTATGAAGTTGACCCCGAAACGAAGCAATTTAGTCAAAAGCCGTTACACGACCATTACTCAAACGGGGCCGATGCCTTCAGGTACATAGGACTTATGATTAACGAACCAAGGAAACCGGTTAAAAAGACCGTTCCACACGTTCAATCTAGCTGGATGGGATAGATATGGCTGAATCGCAATTTGATGATTACGACCCTAGAATTGACGATGCAAAGCAATTCTTACGTTTTGCGGCAGATGCCGATACCAATAACCGTTCAGAAGCATTAGATGACCTAAAGTTTGCCGGCGGTGACCAATGGCCAGTAGAAATTCAAAATAGTCGTAGCGTGGAATCGCGCCCATGTTTAACCATTAATAAGGTTGATGCGTATATCCGTCAACTATGCAACCAGCAACGTCAGCAACGCCCAAGGATGAAAGCCCACGGGATGAACAACCAAACTGACGAACAATTAGCCGATATTGTTACTGGAATGTGCCGTCATATTGAAAACAAATCCAATGCTGACCATGCTTATGACACCGCTTACGAATCAGCGGTACGTATGGGATGGGGATATTGGCGTGTAAATACACGTTATGTTGATGAAAAGTCATTCGACCAAGAAATCTGCATTGATACGATTGATAACCCATTTACCGTATATTTTGACCCTAATTCGGTGCTACCTGATGGTTCAGATGCCGAAAAAGTATTAATCACAACGGTAATTCCTAAAGAAAACTTTAGAGCCATGTATCCTGGCGCTGAAGATGGTTCAGGTTTTAGTATGCGTGGTACTGGTGATAGTGATGCTGAATGGGTAATGAAAGAAGATATTCGCCTTGCAGAATACTTTTATACCAAGATTGTTAATGCTGACCTAATCCTATTGTCCGATGGCACACACGTCTATGAAGATGAAATGCCAAGTCAAAAGGTTTTAGAATCTGCCGGCGTTTATGAAGTAAGCCGCCGTGGTTCTTGGCGCAAAGAAATCCATTGGTGCAAACTAACTGGTATGCAAATCCTTGAAGAAGGTAAATGGGTAGGCAAATACATTCCTGTTATTCCGACTTATGGTCAACAATTGGTTATTGAAGGCAAACGTAAGAAGTTTGGCTTGGTTCGTATGGCCAAAGACCCACAAAGAATGTATAACTTTTGGGTTACATCCATTACCGAATCCGTGGCCTTGGCACCTAAAGCCAAATGGATTATGGCTGAAGGACAAGATGAAGGCCATGAGAATGAATGGGCGCAAGCTAACACCAAAGCAATGGCTTATCTGCGTTACAAACAAACAGATACCGATGGCGTACCAGCACCACCCCCAATTCGCCAGGCACCGGAACAACCGCCAGCCGGAATTATGGCCGCGGCCGCTGGAATTAATGCTGATTTAATGGCCGTAGTGGGTATTTTTGACCCATCACAACTGCCACAAGGCCCAATATCCGGTAAAGCATTACAAGGTCAACAGATGCAAGTTGACATGACTAATTACCATTATTACGACAATTTGACCCGTTCTATTGCCCATACTGGCCGTATTATTCTTGATTTAATCCCCAAGATTTACGATAAAGAACGCGTAATGCGCATTATTGGTGATGACGGCAAGCCAAAGATTGTCACTATTAACCAGCAAGGTAAAGACGAAAACGGCATAGATAAGGTTCTAAACGATGTAACCGTTGGCGAATACGACATTGTGATGGAAACTGGCCCTGGATATAGCACTAAACGCCAAGAAGCCGTTGAATCCATGATGACTGCCTTAACTGCTAATCCAAACCTATTTGGTCAGATTGGTGATTTGGTATTTAGAAATATGGACTTCCCAGGAGCCGAAATCATTGCAGATCGTTTGGCTTCTATTAATCCATTAGCCCAAATTGATGACCAGTCCAAGATTCCACCCCAAGTTCAAATGCAAATCAAGCAAATGCAAGATGCACTGCAACAAATGGGACAACAAAATCAGCAATTGCAAATGTATATCAAGCAACGCCAAGACGTGGAAGAAGTTAAACAAGGCCATGAAGATAGACGTGCCATGCTCAATGCCCAAGTTAAAGTTAATGACCAAAATACCCGGTCAGTTACTAGCCAAAACAAGATGGAAATTGATGCACTTATGGAACTTATCTTGCATCACATGGATACCGCAAAGCTTGAAAGAGAAATATCAGCAAGAAATCAAGAACAATATGGATTTGCAAATCAAGCGACTGCTAGTTTGCAACCAAGTAATGTTGCACAATCGCAGTAAAGTGTTGTATAGTTGAAACAACCTACCGATGGGTTCATCGGGCAAATTCTTGGAGTGAAGTCCATGTCAGAAGCAAATGTAGCAGAACGTTTGGCATCAAACGTAGTAACAAACGATAATTCAGCAGATTTTTATGCTGGGAAACTAGGTTTAGCTACCGAAGAAAGCCCAACTGCGGCTACTGTTGATGAAAATCCAGTAGAGCCAGAGGCCCAAGTAAGTCAGAGTGAACCAGCCCCATCGGAAGAAGATGCGACTGTAACAGAGGAACCAAAATCTAACCCCAAGTTAGAAAAACGTTTTTCTGAACTAACCAAAGCACGTAAGGCGGCCGAAGAAAATGCGGCACGTGAACGGGAAGCTAGGGAAAGTTTGGAAGCACGTTTAGCGGCTTTAGAAGGGCAAAAAGCACCACAAAATACGCAGATTGCCAATACAAAGCCACAACCAGACGATTACGCAGATGCGTTTAAATACGCTGAAGCATTAGCCGAATGGTCAGCAAATGAAGCAGTAGCAAGACGTGATAGGGAAGTAAGGCAACAACAAGAGCAAGCTAAACAACAGGAAGTATTAACAACCTGGCAACAAAAGCTTGATGCAGTTAAAGCTGAATTACCTGATTACGAAGATATGGTTGCATCATCAACAGTTGCAGTAAGCAATGAAGTACGTGATGCGATTTTAGAAAGTGATGTTGGTCCAAGAATATTGTATGAACTTGCTTCAGACGATGAATTGGGCGCCAAGATTGCTGGACTATCTACTTCTAGTGCGTTAAAGCTGATTGGGAAGTTAGAAGCGAAGTTTGAATCGAAAGATGAAGAACCAGCTAAAAGTAAGCCTGTTGCGGTGAAGTCAAATGCACCGAAACCGATTAATCCTATTCGTGGGACTGGCAGTCAAAGCGTATATACAGATGGCGAACAAATCGACTATCAAGCTTGGAAAGCTGGCCGTAAGACAGGAAAGATTCGTTAAGGTAAAAATTTAATTTACTCCTTAAAGGAATTTGTATCATGGCAAATAATTTATTAACCATTAGCAAAATCACCAACGAAGCGTTGATGGTTTTAGAGAACGAACTTACATTTACTTCTGAAGTAGATCGTAATTATGATGATCAGTTTGCGGTAGTCGGCGGTAAAATCGGTGCGACCGTTAATGTAAGACGTCCTGGACGCTTCGTAGGTGCGACAGGTCCGGCTTTGTCCGTTGAAGATTTTAATGAGACAAGCGTACCCGTAACATTGACAACTCAATTCCAAGTTGCGACCCAGTTCACAACACAAGATTTGGCATTAAGCCTTGATATGTTTTCGGACAGAGTTTTGAAACCCGCTGTAGCAACTATTGCGAATAAGATCGATCGTGATGGTCTATTGATGGCTAAAAACAATACTGCAAACATCGTTGGTACTGCTGGTACTGCACCAACTGGTTTGATTACTTACCTGACTGCGGCCGCTTACCTTGATTCTGAAGGCGCACCACGTGATGGCCGCCGTTC